TTCAAGCATCGCAATAGTTGTACCTACTGCCGCACCCTGATTACCGTCACCTACTTTTAGGTCCGTAATTGTGGCAAAACGCCTACCCGCATCAACAACAAAGCCCAATAGCTGAAATAAAGTGCTATCCGGACCCTTAAACGGTAGCGGCATTAAGCTATCTCGAATCGTACCCCCGGGAGCGTCTACATCCCTAAATTCACCCGGCTGTAAGGGGTCATCATCGTCCCTGATCCGTAAACCACGGGCCTTAAACCCCGCGGGAAGGTTAGAAAGTGTCCCTGCGTCAATTAATTGTCTTAACGCTGCCGTAGCAGTACGCGAAAGACCACCAATTGTGTGAATTAACCCTAATCCGTAAAACCCAAAGCCCGGTAAAAACTTATAATGCACAAAATATTGTATTTTTTTCTTTTTCTCGTCGTCTTCTTCGTAATTTCTACGAATGGCTAAGACCTGACCACTGTCCTCACTTAATGTGACAATGTAAGGGATTTTTATCCCTGTCGGTTCACCATCTCCACCCGTTTCTTCAAAACCGGGCACATCCAGATCTACATGACATTCCAACAGTGTGCAATCGTAGTCAATATTCGACGGATGTAGCCCGTCAATAAACTCAATTTCGTTAGAAACACTGCCACTATCGGATTGTGAAGGGTGAACCGGAACATCCCGATAAAAGCCCGATACCTGTTTTTTACGTAAATCATTAAGTGGTAACCTAAAAACTTGCGTAATGTTTGGACAACTGTCTAAATCACTTGCTTCGTACGGCACCACCAAGTGTTCAGCCGGAACAAAACTGCTGACAGCCCTTTCCATTGTTTCATCGTAATAGACCTTTTTAAAGGTTGAACCCGCTAATGGGAGATAAAACAGCATTTGGTCAAATTCGGGCGTGTAGTCTTCCATTACATTACCAATGTAATAGTTCATAAACTCCTTAACGCGCCGCGCCTGTTGTTCCTTTTCGCTGGTTACGTCTCCCATAATCGTTGTTCGCACAGGACCGCCCGGAGGCAGAAGCTCGTTAAAAGCCTGTGCTTGAAACTGTGTGGCGGCCTCTGCTAGAAGTGGGTGTGTAACGCCTGTTGCGCCCCTAAAGGGCTGCGTTCTATCCTCATACGTAAAACCCAACAACTCCAAACCCTTGGAATACGCATCTTCCCAGTCTTTTCTAGCGGATTTGTTGCCCTGATACTCCGACATCAGTTCGGAAGAAATAGAGCCTAGTTCTTGATCACTAAGCTCCTCTGCTAAATTTGCAAAAAAGTCAGTGCTGCCCATACGACTGGACGCTTGCGGATCCAAGTCTATTACGACACCGCCATCCTCCGTCATTTGAATGTCTATGCCTTCAGGTAGGACAGCTTGGTTTTCACTGAAGGAAAACGGTTGCTCTATTTCAATGTCCGCAATCGCGTCCTCCCCAATTGGATTATCGGTTATGCGTTCAATTAAAGAGACTGTTGGTTCTTTCGCCATAATAGTTACCTAATGAATTAACGCGCCGCCGTTGGCATAACGGGTCATGTTTCGTGCTATTTCAGCCAAACTATTAATACCGCCCCCCGCAGCCCTACTCAATACCGGCTGGCCCTTTTCCCCTATATTCTCCCTCATCTCGTCCGTGATATGCACCACGAAGCGGTTTGCACTAAGGTGTGAATAAGGCCGTTCGAATTTAGTTTTCCTGCCTAAGTCGTTCATTAGGACCAAAGATTTGAACGACTTCTGTTCAGACTCGTAATCACGAGGTTCAATCACGGTATCGCCAAAAAAAGCATCTTCTTCTTTACCCACTTTGTCGGGATTCTGTTTGTAATACTTGTTTTCTTTTTCCTTCGTCTTGAATTTAGGCTTCACATAGCCGCCCAGATCACGGACTATTTTCTTTGCCAGATTTGGAACGGTTTCTTGGTAAAGGGGTTCAAGTCTCCCCTTTCGCTTTTCGTCTGGACCCCATCTTGTTACCTGATCCCCATAATTAGAAAAGACCACGTAGTCCTGCCCGTTGTCCACGGCTTCCCTCAATAACCGGCTAATAGCTAAACTAAGTACCGGAGATTGGTCCACACTTCCTTTTTTATCGCCGCTTTCCAGAAAGGGGGAATACGCCTGTTTTTGGTCTAGCGCCATTATCTCATCCTCTATTTCGGTCGATTCTCGTCGGATGCTTTTTCGGAGGGTTTGGCCTTCTGGGGTGTCGCCGAAACCAATAAGGCCGAAATCTGGAAGGGTGCTATATTTAACGCGGATCTGGCTTAATTTGTCTAGCAATTCTGCCTTTCGAGAAATATCTTCCGGTCGAAGTATTCCCCTACCTATGGCCCCTTGTGCCCAGTCAGACTGAAATTCCTCGGCATAAAGGACATTCTCGTGGTCTACGCCATTAATCTCGACGGGCCGATCTGTTACCCGAAGATGCACCAGTGTATTTTCGGGGAAATTATGCGCGGCAATCCCGCCGGGTTGTGTTTGCGCCTCAGTAAGTGGTTTAAAGGCGGCCATAGGAGCTTGTTCAGAGAGCTTGTTAATAAGCTCCCGCGTATTTTTGTGGAGTCCGCCCGTTTGTAGATCCGTAAGGGCAATCTCCCTGTAATTTAATAACTCAGCGGCGGCTTGTGAGTCACGAAGCTTTGTTTCACGATCCACCGTAGGGGACCGAAGAATCACCTTCTCCCACCGTGGCGGTCGTCCGCCGGTTTGGGTTAACGGACCTCCGGGGAACGTGTCGCTCTTCTCCCTTAACTGACTTATAAGTCTAACCTTAGCTTCGTCTAGGGTCATAGGCACTCCCGCGTAAGAGTAAATACGCCTATTATCATCATCTGCTATAGACCACGAAAGGGAATCCTCCCCCTTTTGAGGGTCTTCATTAATAAGTCTCCAGTTCGCGGGGCGTCCTGCCCGGTTCCCTGGAGTATCAATAACTACCGAATACCCAACTTTACTCGGATCCATCACGGAAGTGCCTTCGGGCCACGAAGTAGTTAGGCTTGCTGGACGAGTCGAATCGGAAGATCCGGGCCACGAAAAAGAATCCTCCCTTCGGGCTTCGGGCCACGAAAGATTTAACTCACCAAACATAGGGTCTTCGGTCGATATAAAGTCAATCCTTTCCTCCGTGTCAGACTTTACCGATGCTCTATAGTCTTCCCCTACCTCAAGGCGGTTCTGATCAATAAACTTCGCAACCGCTTCCTTGGTGATCGGCTTGTCTCCCGACAAACCTAAAAAGGTCGAAAGACCAAGGCCCTCCAATTCGGCTTTGTTGATCCCCTTATCTTGGAATAGCTGTTGCCACTGCTGTCCCGTTGCTTGAGGCAACTTCGCCTTCTGTACGACAAGCTGGGACTTGTTAAAGAATCCTGCGGGGTCTTTTTTAGGTGTCGTAGCTAACAGTTCTTCGGAGGGGAGTGGTGGTGTTTTGTCCCCTTCGTTAACCATCTGCATTGTTGTAGGTGGTGGTGGGGGCGGTACAGGAAAAGAAAAGCCTTCCGGTGTGATCATTTCTGTTCTGGGAGCCAAGGCTCTAGAAGCACCTTTTGAAACTTCTGTTGCCCTTCCTACAGGAGGCAAAAAGGAAGCACTGTAAACAGTTTCTCCTGTAAATGGTGTTAGTGCCGCTGTTCCCGGCGGCGTTCCTATAGCAGCCCACTGGCCTATTAACGCATTACCTATAGCGGACGGAGCGCCTTTAATAATATTTACTGCTCTTTCAAACTGGCCCGGTGATAACACATGCTTGATATAGGCAGATTGCAGATTTTGTAAGGCCCGAACAGCAGGCATGTATTCAAGAGCATATTCCGTTTCTCCATATTCACCGGGTATATACTCACCCCTGTATTCCACTTCCCCTGTTTTGGGGTTAAAACCAAGGTCTTTTTCTTGTTGGCGAAAGGGCGTTTGGGGAACGTAGCGAATATTCGGATCGTCCTTCCATTCAACCTCAGACGGTTTTAGTACTTCCCGTCTTCCCGGAAAAAACTGTGATAAAAACTCTACTAAAGAACCCCCTCTTTCTGATTCAGGGATCCCATAAACATATGGGGCCGATACGCCCGCTAGACTGTTTACTTCACCACCTTCTTCAAAGCCAAGTCCCAGTTTTAGTCTCTCTCTTTCTGTAAAACTATCTAACAGAGCATTCTCCATACTCTCAAATCTATCTAAACGGTCTTGTTCTTTTTCAGATAGCTCTTCATAAGTAACCTGTCCTTGATCTAACTGCCGGAGAAGCTCATATATATCGTGCTCATAGTCTATATCAGCCATAATTCGTGACATGGTATTCAGTAACTTAAACTCGCGCGATTTTGGGTATGCCCCTCTTAAACTAGCCTTTAGTTCCTGAAAAGCATCAGAATCGACCCCCCGGTGACGTGCCTCATGCCTAAAAGTGTTCCCCTGTTGCTCCCCTATTGTTGCCTCAAAGAATTGCGTATTATCAAAACTAGGCGAGATCTTCTGTATTTCCTCGACCCAGTCCTTGTTTCTTTTATACATCCTCCGATATAAATCACTGTCTGATAAAGCAATACCGCCCACAGGGGGCAACTCCCCAGAAAACTTTACTCTACTCTTCTTAAACATTTCAGCGATTTGGTCTTTCTGCTCTTTTGGGCTTGGCACAGACCAGAATATTTCACCCGGTTTTTTTTCAAAGCCAAACCTTTTGGGTATGTAGACGCCAAGTTCAACAGGTTCTTCGATGACTTCCTCGCCTGGAGCTACGATTGGGAGAGGTGTCGAATAATGAGAAATACTAGCTGTACCCTCATCTGAACGAGGGTCTGGAGACCCATAATACCCAAGAGACGCAAGCACACTACCCCGTCCTTTGCTCAGTTCTATTCGTGACAGATCCTCTAGGTCCTTAAGAAACTCAAGATCCCCCATCTGCTCTTGAATGCGTCTGTTATAGGCACGTCTTGCAAGAGCCAGTTTGGAACTTGAACTAGGATAATTCTCAGTAAGAACTTCCCGCAGACTACCCACACCTTCAGAAAAATTATCGGTTGGGGCCGATTGGTTTTTACCGAAATAACTTAAATCAGCCATTTAATCGATAATGCCCAGAAGGGCTCCTTGAAAAAAATTCCTGTACACCCATTGGCGTCATAACGTACCGCTCTTCAACAGGGTCCATGTCCGAACCCGACAAACGGGTATAGCCTTCCTCTACCTGTTCGCCGGAACTGTCCATATAGCTCTGGGTCCCTGATTCGTAAGCCTTGAATTTCGATTGCATCTCCGCAGGAAGTGAATCCATAAAAGGAAACCCTTTGTACTGGCCCGCGTCCACTGAACCGCCTTCATTAAAAATCCGGGGTGTTTGGAAATACGGCGATAGATCAAACGGGCTATTTAATGTAGTAGGAGACCCGCCAAATACACGAGAGCCCAAGGCCCCTCTTTCGTAGCCCGAAGAATACGGCACTCCCTCTTGCGCGGCATAGCCGCCCGGTGGTGTGTACGCCATTGGTTGGCCCACGCCCTGAAAATCATAGGTCGCTAGTTGAGGATCTTCAACAACGTCTGATATACCACCTTCAGACCTTATGTTTGACAAAGCCTTATACGTGTCTTCTTCCGTTAAAACCCCCGCATCTTGTCGATAGTCCTCTACGGTTTTAGAGGCCTCTATCGCATTGTTAATTAGTCCCCCAGACAAAACACCTCCAGCTAAGGCGGATGCTGGAGCAGTGGGTGTTGTCACTGCGCCCATTATGACTGGGGTTGGCTCAAACAGGGGCGTGAACGTAGATGGGGTCGACACCGCGGTTGATTGCGGGATTATGGACTGAACGGCATCGCGGCCGCCTGGGTAGGCCTGGAAAATATCTCGTCCGAAGTGATCGCCAGGTGCAGTACTCGGCATTGTCACGGGGGTAGATTTAGCCGTTGTTAGGGGGGCAGATACGCTTTTATACAACCCCGGATTGGCAAAAGCACTACTCGAACCACCACTAAAAAACCCACCGCTACCTTGAGTAAAACCGGACCCTAACGTTGTTGCTGGATTAAAGTCTAACGCCGCTTTCAGGCTACCAATACCGCCCCTACCAAATTGCACAAACGGATTAACTGCATCTTGGTAAAATTGCGTACCAAAACTTTTAATAGATTGCAGTGGGCTAGTAATAGCTGATCTTAGAGAGCCAATACCCTGCTGTAGTGCGTTGCTAAAGCCACTTCTAATTGTGCTGAGCGCCGCTTGGCGAAATGTTTGGCCCGCCGCTTGTTTAGCGGCAATGCTTGCTGCGGTATTTGCGCCCGCCGTACCAAGGGCCCCGCCAAGCGAACCTATGCCATAGCCCCCGACAGTCGCTAGGGCCGTGCCTAATAGACCGCGTTTCTCGTTAATGGCCTGACCCGCACCGCCTGCCGCACCACCGGCCTTGGCTCCGGCAACCGCGCCTTGGGGACCACCGAAAGCGAAGCCTATAGCCGCGCCGCCTATAGCACCGATAATCGCGCCGATGTTCCCGCCAAGAAAACTTTTTGTTTTCCGCTGTTGCTTACGGGCAACTTCCCTTAGCCCGTAATCCGAAACCTCCAGGATCGTATCCAGACTTAGGCCTTCTGGGCGTTCCCCTGTCTCTAGGAAACGTTTAAATAGGTCATACCCTTCCCGGTTGGGGTGCTTCCCAACATACTTCAGCATGTTGTTGTAAATTTCTCGCCAGCCGCCTGCGGATTCCCCGGACTTATACGCATTGCGCGTCTTATCTATCTGGCTAAAAATATTGTTTTCGTTCCAGCCGTAGTTGATTATCCCCACGCCCCTTTCAGAAAAGGGTAAATCTTTTGCATTAAACTGACTGCCTTGGACACCAAAGACAGCAGGGTTACTTATCCAGTTATAGGTGGCCTCGCCGCCCAAAAACTGGGCTTTTAAGTCCTCCAAGTTGTTTTGGACAGTAGATTGGTTAGCCGCAGATTCAATAGCCGCTGCACGGTTAGCCTCAATGTTAGCTAAAGCCCTGTCCATCAGGTCTTGATTGATCATCGTGCGTTACCCGTAATAAACTTCAGGCTCTATGTGGTGGGGTTCGTCTTCCCAGTCGTCGGAAGGTAACTGGACAAAATTCCCCTGGCGATACCTCATTAAAGCCTGTGTGGTACTGTCCACTAAGTCGTCATGCTCCCCGTTTGGAAAAGCAGCGCACTCTTCAACCACCTCTTCCGCCCATTTTTCGTCGGGGGCCCAAATCATGCCACTTTCAAATAACGGGGATATAGCATGGACCCTTGCCACCTTATCATTACCTCGACTAGGTGTGAAGTTTACAACGGGAATACCCATGGTTCGTAGTTCTTGAGTCAACGGCAGCCCACTGGCCTTCGCTTCAATAATTACCGTTTCAGGCTCCCAAAATTTATACTGCTCTAACGCCGCCGTTTTTAACTCTGGAAATTCCCAACGACCTTTCTTTGCATCCAAAAGGATCAGGTTTGGTGGGCCGCCCTCCTCCGGGTAAAAAACACCCCACGTTGTTATCGCACTGTAGTCCGCCGTTTCTCGTCTACTAAACGCCGTGTCGTAGCTCTGAATGACATACTGCAACTGCGGAACCGCGGACTTTTGCCACACTTTCCACCATTCCCGTTTAAGAATTGCATTTTCATCGCCCGTGGGCTGCTGCTGGTACTGGGCGTTCCATTTACTTGGCGGAATACTCGCCTTTACCGCCTCCAGGTCCTTTAGCGGCCAATATTCAGGCCAACACGGCTTACCCGAAGGCATAATTGCGGGCAGTTCAACAACTTCCCATTGATCCGCATCTTTATCTTTAGCCTGTGCGCGTATCAACTGGCCCGTCATGTCCTTCTCGGACCAACGGGTTTGAACCAAAACAATAGCGCCCTTGGGCTGGAGCCTCTGCCGGGGGCCCCCAGTGTACCAATCCCACGCATCTTCAAAGCCCGTATTCGACATCGCTGTCTGTTCCGAGTGTGGATCGTCAATAATAATTAAATCACCACCGCGGCCCGCTAAGTTTGAACCCACGCCCACCGCATAATACATACCACCCCGATTCGTGTCCCATCGACCAGAGGCCTTTGAATCTACCGCCAATTTAGTTTCCGGAAATATCTCGTTGTATTCTTCTCGCTCCAGTAAATTTTTTACTTTACGGCCAAAACCAATGGCAAGTTCCGTGGTATGTGTGGCTTGAATAATTTTCATTGCAGGATTCTTTCCGATCATCCATGCCGGAAACAAATAACTCGCAAACTCACTCTTAGTATGCCGTGGCGGCATATTGATAATTAAACGCTTTAACTCGCCGGAAGCGATACGTTCTAATTTTTTTGAAATTTTTCTATGGTGTTCACCGACAATGAAATCCGGCCACATGGCCTGAACAAACTTTAAGAAATCCTTTTCACTCTCCTCATTTTTTTCTAACTGGGCTAACCGCAATTCTAGCTTAAGCCTTTTTTCAGAAATCTCCGCTGTTTCTAGGTCAACCAAGGTCAACACCTCCGGGGAAGGATGTTCTAGGAAGGTTCCACGTGGAACACGGCCCTAAGAGCATAATTTATATATGAAAATATACAATATTATAGGTAAATAGTCCAATTTATTTATTTTTAGATATGTCAGTGAAAAACATGCGCCTTAGCAGCAACGCGCGCGCGCGAGCTCATCGTCGGCGCGGCGGCCGCGGAGCTCCGCCCAGGGGCCCCGGTTTGCCCCGATAGCCAGGGGCCCCTGGTAGCCGGCCCTGGGCGAACGGCGGCCGGAACGTTAAATTTTGACTTCCATGCGGGCGAACGGCGGCGGCGGCCCTGGGCGAAC